CACGCCCGCGCCTCGTTCGCGGATCGCGTTGTATGCCTCGCTCAGCGCTACCAGGTTTTCGATCTCACCTTCGATCTCGTCATCCCAGTAATAGGTCATGTCGCTCTCGACTGTCTGCAGCAGACGATACCTCCGCGAAAGGCTTGCCGTCTTTTCCGCGCTGAATGCCAGTTTTGCAAGGCTGCTGTCGGTGAAGGTCTGCATCACCGCGTCCGCCAGGTGGTGGAACTCCTGCGGCACATGCCGCTGGTCGGTCTCCCGCATCCGCATGGTGTTCAGCCGTTTCACGTTCCTGCCGATCCGCCGGCGCAGTTTGTCCAGCTCCTCGCGGCTGTGGCGGTATTCCCGTGCCTTCTGCTCACGCTCCCGGTATTCGGTGCGCTGCTTCTGCACCTTTTCCTCCAGCTTCTTGGCGTAATCGCTCCGCAGCTGGGCAGTGATCTCCTGCTTCTGCTCCTTCAGCTCCGTCAGGCGGCGCTGTTCATCCAGTTTCCGGTAGTATTCCACCGCCTGCTTGGCGGTGTTTACTTCCTGCACGGCCGCGCGCCATACGCTGCTTGCACGGCGGGTCGCTTTCTCTGCGTTTATGATGGCCTGTTCCACCTTCTGTGCCGCCTGGGCGCTTTCTCCGGCGTACTTCAGCAGTTCCTTGCGCAAATAGTCCACGGTCTTGCTGTCTGTACTCATGGGCAGATTCGCGCCGGCGATGTCCGCCATGGCCTCTGCGATCAGCTGACCTTCGCTCATGCCCTCATAGGATATTTCCGTTTCCTGGGCCTTCTCCCGGCTGATGACGTTGTACAGTTGCATTGCCAGGTTGCCTTCGATATCCTCACCCAGCACGGATGCCAGCGCACCCTCGCCGTAGTATTCCGCGTTGCTGGCGTAGCTGCTCAGTCCGCTTCCGCCCTGCACCACCTTGATGTACGGGGACAGCATGCGTTTGTACTCGCTCACCGTCAATCCGGCATTGCGAATCTCCTGCACATCCGTCTCCGTCAGGCTGATCGTTCCGATCTGCTCTGCCAGCATCGGCAGGATCTCCGACTTGTAGCGGAACTTGTTCCCTCGCAATATATCCTCTGCCAGATCACGGGCTGCTGCGATGAACATCTTCGGCCCTTGTCCGTCAATATCCGCATAGATTTCTCCATACGCCAGCGCCAGCCGGTCCGCAATCGCCTTCACGCTCATTCGGCTCCCGTAGGTGTCCTTCAGCTTCTGTGCGGCCTCGTTCAGCTGCTTCTGGTCAAACAGCCCGCGGGCAAATGCCGTCCGCTGTCCGCTGGCTGTGCGGGTCACATCAGCCTCCACCGCCTTCAGCTGCGCCGTCAGGCCGGCGATCTCCTCGTCCAGCACATCCGCCGCGTCTCCCACGGCTCCGGCGCTTCCCAGCAGATAACGGTTCACCACTTCCTGCGATGTCGCCATCACGCGGGCAAATCCCTCGCTTCGTTCCGCGTCCATCAAGGCGCGCGCTGCACGGTTCGCCTGGGTGCGGTAGATCTGATACCGGTTCTTCGCCATGGTCAGCTCGTCGCTCTTGATCGGCGCTGTCCTGATGATCTCCTCCTGCTCCGCCACCAGCTTCTCCTTTTCCTCCAGCGTGCGAAGGTTCTCCTGATACCGCTTCAGCAGCAGCTTCTCCGTCTCCGTCATGCGGTCGGTGGGCTTCATGCCGCCCAGGAATTCCCGGATGCTCACGCCGTCCGGGGCTTCGTCGCGGCGGCTGAACTGCACGTTCTCCACCGCATTGGCCTTTTCGAGCCGGTCTTCATCCGTTCCATCGTAGGTTGTATACTTGATTCCCAGCTCATCCAGCTTGGCAGCCAGTTCAGCAGGCATGTCCTGCGGTGCAATAAGCATTGCCACCTCGTCGAAATTCACGACGCGCGCAGGCTTTGCTTCAAAGTAGCCGGTGGGCATGTTCTGTGCCTGACGGATGATTTCCTGCGCATGTCGTGCCTTTGCCGGAGTGATCTTCATGAAACCGTTGCTCTTGAACAGACGGACGATGCCACTGTTATCCATGGTGCTCTTTGCTGCCTTGACCAGCAGATTTCCTGCTTGTTCCTGCTTGTCGTAGTCCCATGCTTCGATGCTGTTCAGGAAGTCGTGCAGCTCGTTGTCAATCTCTGCAAGCGCGGCGTTGTACTCTTCCTCGCTGACCTTGCCAAGGCGGCTACTGTCTGCCCTGATGGCTTCAATGCTGTCATACCGTCGGGCCGCTGCGGCTTGAAGCCCCTTGGCGTTCGTGGGGCTGATGTCGCTTTCTGGCTCCTTCTGCATGGCGCGAATTACATTCTCTGCCGTGTACGCATCATGAAGATACTTGAAGCTCCTGCGGTTTCCGGAGTTGGTGAACCGCTCCTTGCCATTGTAGATGCCCTTTTTGCCCATGAACTGTGCCAGCACATCCTCCACCCACGTATTGTAAGCTGTGCGGTCTATCTGCGCTTGCATGCCCAATCGGGTTGCATCGTAGTTGTTCTCCGTCTTGGTCTGGACGGTTGTATCCCTGCCAGCGGCGTTGTATGCCTTAGCCTGGGTGACTCTGTTCAGCATCGCTATGCCGGAGCGCCTGTCTCCCGCCTGATACCGTCTGTATATCACAGCAAGCTTGTCGTTCGCGTCCGCAAGGGCTTGGCCGTACTTCTCGATGATGTCGATTCCACGCATGCTGACGTTTGCATCATCGCCCATTACGTCGAGAATTGCATCGTACATTTCAGCGTTCTCAACGTTATACCCCCTGTCGACAACCACTTCGTGCGTCATGATGTTGACCGTCTGGCCTTGCTCGGTCAGGTAGGCCGCCAGCATACCGTGGTTATTCCATGCATTGTCCCGCAGGTCAGGAATACGACTGGTTGTTTCCTGCTGACCGGCAAGCTGGTTGAAATACTGCTGCACTCTCTGCGCCATATAGCCATCCAGCTTTTTGACCGAATCGCTCATTTTCTTACGCACGTCCAGCAGCTTTTCGCTGTCGATTTCTGTTTCTACCGGAGGGAACGTGGGCGTCCATGCGTCGTTGCCGTATACACGGTTTTCAGCGTTCTTTTCCGGGTCAATAGTGTCCTTTCTGAAGATGACGCTGTAACCGCCGTACATGGTGTGCCCATGCTTCGCTTTTACAATGGCGATGGAAGGCATTGGGAATCCGCCCAGTTCCAGCGTGTCTGTCAGCTTGTCAGCACTCAGATTGTGCACCGCCATCAGGCCGTCCTCGCGCTTCTCCACGCTTGTACGCATGGAAAACTGGCGTGTCGTTGGCAACTCATTCACCGGTACGGTCTGCTCCCTCGCCGATTTCTGAATGTTCCCATTGACAGATCCGGAAGATTGCGATACACTATTAGTAACAGAGCTGATGTGCGTTGCTTGCGCCTTCCCATCGGAAGGAATGCCGCCCGCAGGAGTAGGCTCTGTTTTTTCGTTGTCGTTATAGACAAACGCAGAGCCATCCGGCATCAGCACACGATGTGTTTTGTAGTGGTTCTTGCTTGTTTGCTTGACCACAACAGCCATATTTCCGCGCATACCGTTGATCTCTACAGGGGCTGCAAATGTAACGGTTGTGTAGTTTCTGCCCTTGTGATTTTCGTGTCCGCTCGTCCTGATGCCTCGTTTTAGCACGCGGGGGATACATGCGAACGCCGCAATCTCTTCGCTGCTGTTGAGGTAGTTCAGGCTGTTGTTGATCTCTTTTTCGCCGTGCTCAACGATTCCAAAGTCTTTTACGTCGGTTTTGTATCCGCTGGACTTCAGTGCGTTTATCGCCCATGCTTTACGTTCTTTTTCCTTTACTCCATCGAATGACGGAGCATGTACGGATGCAACCACATCCATCGTGTTCAGTTGGTTTTGAACAGCACGCAACTGATCCTTGATGCTTGTTTTTGCATCCGCTTCTACGTTTCGCGGACTGTACTGCACCATCACGCCTTCCTCGGCAATATGGTCCTCCCGCACTTTCGCTGTCGCCATCTCCACAAATCCCGCGTCCCACAGCTTCTGCAGTCGCTCGGAATACTGCATTACGCCGTTTCGCATCGTCCGCAGCGCCAGGGATTCCTCATGGCCTCCGGTCAGCGCCTTGAACGCCGCACGGATCTTCCCGATGAAGTCCTGTATGATCCGCTTGACCTTGTTCTTCAGCCCCGCGTCCATGTTCTGCACGAACTGGCTGTCCTGCAGCATGTACTCGGAGGCGTCCGCCACCACTTCGGCCTCGGCTCCCGCATAGGTCAGCTTCTGTCCGGCGCGCATGGCGGCGTCCAGCTTCTGCCGCACCAGCTGTGCCCAGTCCTTGCCGGCGGCGGTCAGTTCCTCCTTCACCGCCTGCTTGTACTGGTCGTAGAAGTCCACGCTGGTCGCCTCGATGGCGTGGGTCACTTCATGGCCCATCGTCCGCATGATGGCGTATCCCAGCGTCCCTTCTTCCTTCTGCCTTGCCAGCTCTGCCGCGTTGTTCACACCGGCGTTCACGTCCAGGTAGATGGTGTTGGTCGCTGCGTCGTAGGAGCCGTTCTGCGTGCTGATGCTGCCGCCGTCCATCGCCTTGCTTCGGAACATGACGATGTTCAGCCCCGTGTTCCGGCTCAGGTTCTTCGCGAATTCCACCACCAGCTGCTGGCCTTCCGTCATTCCCTTGGTTGCTTCGTCCAGGGCTTTTGCGTCTCCGCTGCCCTTCACATCCGCATCAGAGGCCGCATCACCCAGCCAGCCCACCGTCGGCGCCGCGTTGCTCCGGGCTTCCTTTGCCCGTGCTACGCGGTTCTTTTCGTCCTTCACAGCTTCGTAGCGTCCGTGGTCGTATGCGATCTGCATCAGCTTGCTGGAGGGTTTCTGCTCCACGCCGCTGTATCCGGCGAGGTAGCTTTCCTCAAACTGCTGGATGAATGCTCCCGCATCGCCGCCCTGCTGGGCATATGTTCCTGCCATGATGTTGATTTCTTCCGCGCTCATTTCATGACGGGATTCATAGGCTGCATATTCCAGAATGGTCGCAAGGCCCTCATCGCCAGCACCGGTCAGGCTATCCACGGATACTTCCTTCAGCTGATCGCTGCCATCCACGCTAATGCCGACCTTCAGGGTGTCCCCGTCTTTGATGACCTTCCTGAACTCGCCCTGTCCCTTGGTTCCGTCATCATAGGCCAGTTCCTTCGCCTGCAGCTTGTTCTTCCCCTTGTTGCCCTTGGTCAACGCCTTGGCGCGCTCTGCCGCCTTTCCGGCTGCGGTAACGTTGCTGGTCTTGCTGGTCATTGCCTCTCGGAATTGTGCGGCCTTGCCCAGCGTACCCACTGCTGCCTCCGTCAGTTTCCCCTGCGTCTGCGCTTTCCAGCTCTGTCCTGCGCGGTTTTCTTCTCCCTCGCGGGTTTCCGTCGCCAGTTCCTTCACCACCTGGCTGGCATTGTCCGTCCAGGCGATCGCCGCACGCTCATGCATGGGGATTTTTTCGCCCCTGCTTACCTTGCGGATCGTCGGCGCCAGGGTCTTTGCGCTGGCTGCGTCCTCGCCCAGCTCCACCAGCCGATCCTCGATGGCCTCCTCGTAGATCCGGTTGACGGTCGCCGCGTTTTCATCGCCGATGTCCTTTGCCACGGCGTTGACCAGTTTCCCCAGGCTGCGGGTGCTGACCTTTTTGCCACGCTTCTGCATATCCCGGATGGGCGCCGCTGCCTGGGCAGACGCACTCCCTGCCGGCATGCTCTCCGCGATCTTCAACACACCTTCGATGTCTCCCTCACGCTGCAGCTGCTTGCCCGTCGCGCGGGTATTCATGTCCTGGCTGATCGCGCCTCCACCGCCCATCAGCAGGGAGGATATGGCGGTCTGCACAATGGTGTTCAGCAGGTCGGTCCCACGCTCTCCGGCGCTCTTGATCTCCGCTTCATGCCCGAAGATCATCGCAACGACGTATTCCACGCCCTCTTGTCCGATGGCGTTCACTACTTCTTCGCCGATCTCCGCGCCCATGCTGTTGATGAGATACTTCGACGCACTTGGTACATCCACCTTGAACAGATTGTCCAGGCCGATCTTCTCGGTAACGACTTCAAGTCCGCCGATCAATCCTGCCTGCACAACCTTCGCCGCACCGGACATATCATCCCGCAGCGACAATTCCTGCAATGCGCTTGATGTACTGCCCAGTCCCGCCAGCGCCAGCGCGCCGAACTTTCCGCCTGCCCCAATGCGCAGCGTATTGTCCGCCGCCGATGTACCTCCAGTGTACAGGTGTTGAAGGATATTCTTCCCGCCGATCGTGCCCAGATTGTTTGCCCACTCTACTTCACCCAGTCCGGCTTCCTGAGCAGCGTTCACCATCTGCTGCATGTTTCCGAAGTCGTTTGTATGGCCGTAGTAGTTGTCATCTCCGCTCAACGCCTCTGCGGCTTTCACAGGAGCCATCAGCGCGTCTGCGATTCCTGCAACGCGACCGATCATCCACATCGGTACAGACAATTCCTTCGACGTCGCCAGCACTTCTGTCTCGGCGTTCTTGACCATGTATCTGCGCTTGCTCAGTTCTCCCTCCAGCGAGTCCAGGAAGCCCTGGGCGATCTTCGGATCTGTGTGATACAGGTCATTGTAAACGACGATCTCGTCCGGCAGCAGGTAGTTGTATCCCTTGTCGTAATAGGACTGCACGGTCCGCTGTTCTTCATCCGTGAACAACGAGCCCAGCCCTGCGCCCTGCATCATGCTCTCCACATTGAACTGCTGGCCGCTGCCGCCCTGATGGTTGATGAAGTACACCAGATTCGCCATCCGGTCGCTGCTGAACACCTGGGGGTCGTACCCTTCGATGTTCTCCGCGTAGTACTTTTCAAGATCCAGCGTGCCGGGGGTCTGCTCCGCCAGCCCTTTGTAGGTGTCCCAAAGCTTGCGGGCTTCCTGCTCCTTCACCGCGTCGTTGTACTGCTTCTCCAGTTCGGCAGTCTTGCTCTCATAGACCGGCATCTGCGGATTCATCAGCGCTTCCCAGTCCAGCTCATCAAACTGCTTCTGCAGGCGGGCTTCCTCGGCGTAGTACTCCTCGTCGCTCATCGCCTCATATCGGCTGTTGATAGCATCGAAGTCAAACAGTTCTTCCTGATCGCCCAGCAGGTAATCCGCCATCAGCCAGTTCTGCCAGCGTGCGGCTTCCTCCACCGGCATATTGGTCGTGTTGGGCTTGCCATCGTCCATGGTCTCGCCGGAATAGCCGCGATCCTTCTCTGCGTACAGTTGCTTCCAGCGTTCCGCATTCTTCGCAAGCTTCTCATATTCCGCCATCGCGGAGCCGGTTGCACACTCTGCGTCTGCAGCCTGACTGTCCTGATATTTCTTCAATAGCGCAGGGATCTGCGCGGCCAGGAATGTTCCTGACCACGCAGAGGGGGCGTTGCCCTCCACATCCCATACGCCCTCGTCGCGGAATTTCCGAAGAAAGGCTTGCTGATCGAGGTAGCTGCGGAAGGTATGCTCCGGGTTGTATTCCTTGATCGTTCCGGCTGTGTAGAAGTTCTTGTTGTTCAGCTGGGCCGATGCCTGGCTGCTCAATCCCTGGCCACCCGCCTGCTTGTACTTCTCATACTCCGTCAGTTTCTGCGAGGCGGGGCCGCTTTTTGTACGCCACATCTGCTCTGCAGCTTCATCAACAGTCCCCTGCTGGATGAAGCGCTCGACGGCCAGCTCATACGGTGTCTTGATCCTGGGCATATGTGACCTCCTCACTGCTGAAACATCTTCAGGTAATCTTCAAAACTGAAACCCGGCGTTGTGTTTCCGGGCATGCTGGTCCGTCCACTCAGCATATTCTGCAGCATCTGCATGTACGCGGACGTGTCATCGCCTTCCTCTGCGCTTTTCTGCTGTACGGTGTAGGTCTTCGGTCTGATCGCCTCCACCATGCCAGGGTGCGCCGCTGCCAGCTCATACTGCTTCATCATCCTGTTGCCCTCTGCCATGTAGGCGTTCAGCGCCTGCTGGTACAGATCCGGGATGTTCTGATTCAGCGCCGTCATGTACTGCTGGTTCGCCTGTGTACCCACCTGCTGTGCGTAGGAGTTCCCGTAGCCGCCCGTCAGTGCCGCCGCCTGCCCCATCGCATTGCGGGACGCCTGCGCGCCCATCTGCGCATACTGGTCCGCCATCTGCTGGTATAGCAGGTCTCCGTTCAGGTCATACTGAAAGGGCTTGCGGTTCATGATCTGATCGTACAGCGCGTTAAGCTGGTTGACATAGGGCTGGTTACCCGCGTTGACAGTGTAGGTCGCGCCGCCGGCGCCTGTTGTTCCTCCCCCAACGCTTGTTGATGTTCTTTCCGCTGTCGTTCTTGTTGGTGCCGTTGGGTAGTTATATGCTATTTCTTCGAAGCTTTGGTCTTTCATGCCTTCAGGCCATATTGGGCCAATGGGATAAGCGTATTTTTGCTGTTCACTTGTCGTTCCTCTTGTCTGTTCTGGTCCGATTGTTGTCCCATAGTTGGTGAATTCGTCATACGGTTTTCTGCTCATTTTCTATCTCTCCTTCCTTCACAAGGTTGTTGATGATGTGCTCCAGATGTTCAGAAAGCCGGAACAGGTATCTGTATACCTGCTCCCAACGTTGCTCGTCCGTCCCCCTTGGCCGCTCCGGCCTCGGCACTTCATGATAAGTCGCCATCAGTTTCCTCCTTCCTCGAATACCCTTGCGATGGAATAGATCTTCACATCTCCCACGCCGCTGATTCGCACCTGGCAGTGATCGCACCTCCGCGGGATGATCGGCAGCGTGAACGTCTGCAGTGTCCTGCTTTTCATCGTCCCCATGCGTTCCCATTCTCCGCTGGAGTCGTACTGGATGTCGAAGTGCATCACGCTGCCGGCCACCATCTGTGCCCTGATATTGAATCGGGACAGATATTTGCTCCGTTCAAATTCGAATCCGAAGATGCCAAACGTCGCGCTCCAGGGCTGATCGTTCACGCCTTCCTGTGCTTTTGCAGCGTTTTGCAGCAGCGTTTCTCCTGCTTCCTCCACCGCCATCACCAGCTCATTGCTGACAGAGGCCATCAGCGGGATACGCCGATTATCTTCCCGGTACCACAGCCCCTTCGCAGTGTCCAGCACATAGGTGCTGTACTGCATCCGGCTGTCCCTCATGTTGATGTAGTATTTGTCCCGCTGTGCGCCGCCCACCGCTTCGTAGTAGCGCTCCGTCCCCAGCTTTTCGCTGACGGAGTAGGGCATAGCACCGTCGTAGGCCATCACATCTGTTGCGGCCTTGTACATCAGCGTTTCATTCACCACCGCCAGCGACCGCCAGGAGCCGTCCTGTACGCCTCTGCATTTGAGTGTGTTCAGCGTGAAGTTGCTTGGCTGTGTGCCGCTTATCTTGTGCAGGAATCCTTCCTTCCACATCAGCGGCACGCCCTGCAGGCTGTATGCTCCCGTGAATTTCCCGTCCGATCCGACCGACATGACATAGCTGTCCATGCTTGTCCCCTCGAACCTGTACCAATTCCGGAAGTCACCCAGCGCGCAGCAGCGGATCTCGTTGGTCAGCGTTCCGTCGATCTTTGCGTAGGAGCATCCCCAGATTCGGTTGTTCGCCTCGCACACATAGTCCAGGTCGGGGATCTTCAGTTCCACCGCAAGGCTCTCTGCAAGCGTCACAGCGGCCCTCAAAAGACCTGCCACGATGATGTAGTTATCTCCGCATCCATACAGGATGTTCGTCGTGTTCAGAAAGTCCACATCTGCATCCGCCGGCGTTGCGGTTACTTCATATGTGATTTCCAGCACAACGCCCGTGAAGCTTACGGAGCCACCGTGCTGACCGCTGACATTCGCGTCGTTGTTGCTCTGAAAGCGGAACAGGAAGGAGTACTCTCCATTTCCCGATGCCTCCACCGGCACCTCGTTTTCCTGTCCTTCCTTGATGGATGTCCCATTGACCGTCAGAAGCTTCGCTCCATATGCGGATGATCCGGCTGTCACTTTCAGCACTGCGCTGGTCACCGCCGCTCCTTCCGGGATCCCGTCCACCTTGAAGGTTTTTGTCCTCTCTGCAATATTGGCAGTGCTGCTCACCCAGTTGGTTCCGCCCATGTGGGTTGTATTGAATGCAGAGTACAGGTGGAAATCGTCTGTAGGGTAGGGAAGTGTTTCGGTTCCTGCTTCCGCTGCTGGTGCAGCTTCGCCCTTCACCTTGGCGCCGCTGATGTGCACCACGTCGGATTCCTTCAGCCCCTTGCCGATCCCGTCCGCCTGAATCTTGATGTAGGTAGTCGCTACCTGGATCCACTCCTGGTGCATGGCGCTGTACTGCTTCAGCACATCTGTTTCACCGGATGTGTCCAGCCACATCTGCCGGTCCTCCGGTTCCGCCGGCGCAGTTTCGCTGATGGTGATACTGTCCTCGTCATAATTCGTGCCGTCCTTGCGGCACATCATCGCAGAAATGGTAGCATCCCCCTCCGGTCCCCATTTCTTTCCCATGTCCCCGCTGTCTTCCGGGTTGGTGACGTTGAAGTACTTCTTGTCCGGCCAGATGCATACATACGCGCCCATGCTCACAAGGTGCTTGGGCTGCATGCTTTCGTCCGTTGACAGCTTGATCGGCATTTCCGCGCCGTCCATATACACCTTGTCCTCATGGCAGAGGATCAGGCGATCCGTGCCCAGCATCCCGCTCAGCGGCGTTGCAAACCTGTTTTCTCCGCCCTCGGGCCATGTGTGCATCGCGCGCGGCTTGCGGGTGGACAGGACAGGATAATGATCACCGCTCATGTTGAGCATGTCTGCCATTTCTCCATCTGCAATGGACAGTCCGCGGTTCAGCCCCAGGAAGGCTTTTGTGTTGATGGTTGCCGTTTCCCACATCGGCAGCTCAGGGAAAAATGCCATATTTTCCTCCTCTCAGAATCGCAGTTCTGTCACTTTGCTCTTGGGCATATGCTCTCTTGTCCAGTAATCGCATAGCGTCTGCCATGCGTTGTTGAACAGCAGCATGTCCTTGGTGTACTCATTTGTTTCCCGTGTTGCTATATCTATCTGCGTCGCCATGTAGTGGCGGTATATGTCTGCGTATGGTTCCGGTGCAAGAAGTGTCACACCGAATTCTGTGTCCTGGTCGTATCCTTCAAAACAAATGCCGTCCGGCACACCTTCGTGCTTCATGATGATTTCCCGCCAGATCATTCCATCCAGGTCACTCATCCATGCGACCTTTTGATTCGGCGGTATCATGTTGGGTTTCAGCATATCGATCGTGTCGATGGCAGCCTGTATGGTCATGCTATTCCTCCTCGTAACAAAAAGGGGGACGGGGTTGTCCCCATCCCCCTTGCGGGTCAGCCGATGTTGCGGCTCATGTTTTCCTTCGCTTCCTTCGCGATGTCATCGCGCACCTCGTCCAGCATGTCCATCTGGATTTCCATGCGCTTCAGCTGCTCGTAGATGGGCAGCGGCACTTCCCACTCCTTGCCCGTGGGCACGTTGTAGGCGCGGCCGTTCACCGCGACGTATACAGACTTCTTGTCACCGCCCAGGCTCTTGTCCAGGCGGATCTTCTTCTTCACCGCCCAGGGATTCTGCTCCTTGGCAGGCTTCTTGGCGGCTTCAGGCTTGGTCTCCACTTCGGTGGTCTTGACTTCCTTGTCAGCCATTGCAGGTATCCTCCTTAATTGGCTTCGTCCAGGTCAGAGTAGCTGGACAGGCTCTCCAGGGTCAGCATGCGCTCAGGGTAGAGGATGCCGGCGCCCATCTCGAACTTCGCGCCCACGGTGCTGAACTGGTTCAGGGGTCCGCCGATCTCGCTGCGGTCCTTGATGATGGTCTCCATGCCCGCGCCTTCGGGGTCGATGACCGCGAAAGCGTCCTTGCCGAAGAACATGGTCAGGTACACCGCCACTTCGCCCTCCTTCACGATGGGGGCAAGGTTGCTCTCCACGAAGCGCACGCCGTGCAGCTCACCGATCTCGCCATTAAAGATCTCCGCAGAGGCGTCGTACTGGTGGGCCTCGATCCAGCCCTTGCTGTTGCGCAGATCCTCGGCAACGGAGGGATGGATAACAGCCAGGTACTTGCCGCCGGAGAAGGTGGGGGCGTTGTTCTTCTTCAGGATGGTAACAGCCTTGTTGACCATGCGGGGGGTCAGGTAGGCCACGTTAGCAGTCGCCTGGGCCAGCGCGGCGCGGGTCGCGGGGGTGCTGACGAAGTTGCCCTCGGCGTCCAGCACGTCAGCAAACAGCACGTTCGCGTTGGTCATCAGGATGCTGCGGATCAGCTTCTCGTAGGTCAGGCCCGCGCTGTAGCCGACTTCCTCGGTCGCATGCAGGATGATGTTGTCGATGGCGTGCATATCCAGCACGTCGGAGATGGAAACGTACAGGCCCCACTGGTCAATGGGCACATTGACGCTGGTGGTGGTCAGCTTCTTTCCCTCAGGGATGACGCCTTCCTGCAGCTTGTCAGCCTGGGGCAGGGTGTCGAACTTGCGCCACTCAACGCTCTTTCCGTGGTTCGCAGGCAGGCTCTGCTTGCTGCCCAGCTGGCCGAAGATCATCTTCTCACGGCTGTTCTCCAGAACTTCCGTGTTGTAGAAGATCTTCATCTCCGCGCTCATCGCGTTGGTGTTGGTGGTCGCTCCGGTGTAGGAGTTGACAGTACCGGTGGTCACGTTGGTCACAGTGCCCGCCTCAGCGAACATCTGCAGGTTGAAAAGATAGAACTTCTTCATTTTCTGCTCCTTTACGCATTGGTCCATGCCATGCGCGAGGAGGCTTGTCAGAGGATGATTCTCCTGCCCATTCGCGCCTGGCGTTTCACTTCCTCACGGTCCGCCTTGGACCACTTGGAAGGATCGTCACGGATTTCCAGCGGCGAGGAGACATGCTGCGTTCCGTTTTCGGTCGGGCGCTGGATGCCGCTTTGCACACTCTGGCTCAGCTTCTGCTGGGCCTTCTGTGCCGCGACTTGCATCTGCGCCGCCTCGATCTCGGAACGGTGGATCAGGTAGTACGCGTCCTTGACGCTCACGCCTACCTCCGGGGAGGTCAGGCGCTGAAACCGCGGATTTTGCAGCTCTGCTCTCAGGTCTGCATTGGGAAACAGGGGTTTGATGTCGCGCTCAAAGGCTGTCACCATCCCTTGCACATGCTCCTGGAACTTCTGCTGCTGCAGCGTCTGTGCATCTCTCGCGTCCCTGGCTGCTTTGTCTGCCTCGAGCGCTTTGAGCTGCTTGTAAGCCGCGGTGGGCACGCCTGCCTTGGCGGCGTCCTCCTCGTACAGCGAATCGTCATCCGTGTACGCGGCGATGATGCCGTCAATGTCGCTGGCTTCCTTGCCGTACTTCTTCCCCAGTCCTTCAAAAACCGGGGCCAGCTTGCCAAGGGTTTCCTCCGCTTGCTTCGAGTTCCGCAGGCGCTCCTGTACGATGGCGGACGTGTCGGCATTGAAGCGGTCTTTGTACTTCTCCTTCACGGCCTTCCACTCTGCGTCAGGATCGCTTGTGGCCTCCTGTGCCGGCGCGCTCGGCTGTTCCTGGGCTGCAGGTGCTTCCGGCTGCTTGCCGTACTGCACGTTTGCCAGAGGATTTGTCCTGCGCTGCCGTCTGTTCGGATTCGTCGGAACGGCGGCTTCCGATGTTACGCCCGCGCCCGATCCTGCTCCGCCCTCTCCTCCGGCTGCGCCAGCTCCTGCGCCTCCGTCATCAAAGAGCGTCAGATCGAACTTCCTCATCACTTTTTCCTGCATGTGTATCTCCTTTCTCGCTGTATCGTCGCGGCGCCGCGGGGTGCAAGAATCCCCGATTACATCGCTATCGTAGCAATAAAAAAAGCGGAATGAGAGTCTTTTTCCCATCCCGCTTGTCGATCAATTTTCCACAGCCATTCTGATGCTCTGTGGATATTGCTGTCCCAGGGCATACAGCCCATCCACCGCCATCTGGAACCGCGCCGCGATCTCGCACCACAGCTCCAGGCAGTCCGTCACCGTCACCACCGCATGCCCGTGGCCGGTGTGGTATACGGTGTTCACATCCTCCACGTTTGCACAGCTGGTCGCCAGCGTGCACATGATCGTGGATACCGCGCAGCACACAAGGTCATGGTCTTCCTCGTTGCGCTGTGCATGAGCATGGCCATCAGCCGATATGGAGAAGGTCAGGTCACGCCCCAGTTCTGCATGTATCACGATCATTGCGGCCTTGTCGCCTCCTCGCTCTGCGCCTCTGCCTTCTTCACGAAGGGGTGCTTCTCTTCTTCCAGATTCCCGCTGGTCGCCTCGCTCTTCGGCATCTCAAAGTCGCCGCTTTGCATCGGCTGCATGCCGGCAGTTCCTCCACCGCCTGCGGCTGTCATGGCGATCTGCTGGATCATCGCCGCGCTCTGCTCATCGCCCAGCTGCATGGCCATCTGCGCCGCAATCTGGCCGATCTGCTGAAGCGCCATCGCCATCGTGCCCATCTGCCGCACCTTCTGAAGCAGCTCTTCCTTGCCCTTGAAGTCCATCATCTCCAGCAGCAGCGCCGTCTGGTCCGCCAGTTGCGGGTTGAATACGCCCAGCTGGAAAAGCTGGATTCCCAGCTCGTTCTGCGCTGCCTTGGTGTATGCCGTCTCCCGCTGTGCGCGCACGTCGATATCAAACGCCGGCAGACGGTATCCCATGTCCACGCCTCCGTCGAATCCCTGATGCTGGGGAATAAGGCCAGCGTTGGTGTAGCCCTCGACGTACATCTCCCCGCCGTCCGGCCCCAGGATGCGGAACTGCCGCGGCATGTCGTAGAATTGCCGGATGCGCTCGATCACCATCGTCACGATCTGCGAATACGCCCGGTACGCCGCCTTGTTGGAGTCCTTGCTGGATCGGCCCGCGTCCTCCTTCAGCGCCGCAATGGCACTCGCCGCCGTCACGCCGCTGGGGGTGCCTCCGTTGTTCACGTCCGCGTTCCCCGTCACAAATTTCAGCTCGTCAACCTTCATCGCCAGCACGTCGATCACGTTGCCCGGCAGCGCAGGATTCACCACGGGGATCAGGTTCTCCGCGTTCAGGTTACCCTTGTAGTGAATAAAGGGCTTGGTGGTGTCCGCCGCTTCCTCCTCGTTGATGCCGCCGTCCTGACGCACAAACCATCTCGGCGTTGCGTTTACCGTCGCGTTGCTCACCACCGCCTGACTGATGCGGTCGATGTCCGTCTGGGTGTCCTTGCCCACATGGATGTATCCGAATCCGCAGGGGGATCCCTCCACCGGGAACAGAGGATCCAGCACGAAGGGATATAGACCATCATCGTACAGGCCGCGCTGCTGGCACTCCGGGTCATCCATCGTCGCATAAAGAACGTGTTCTCCCACGTATTTCACATAGTGCAGGATCTTCCGGTTCTCGTTGTAGGTGTGGTAGTACCAGTCCACCACCAGGCTCTTGTCCGTCGTGCTGATGCTGTCATCATAGCGGTATTTGCTCACCGTGGAAGGGGAGGACAGCGTCTTCCCCTCCAACTGCGGGTACATCTGCACCAGCTGCTCATTATCCACCAGCGCGATGTGGAAGATGTTTTTTGAGTCCTGGATGTCGCTCACGCCAGGCTCCCAGAACAAGTTGAGGATGCTCACCTTGCGGATGCTGATGTCCCCCAGGCCGTTCAGCTTCTTTTTGTCCCAGTAGATGCCATACGCGCCCGTGCCCTCCAGCATCTTCTGCCACGCACAGTCGCTGTACACCTGCTCGAATCCGTTGATCTTCATCACCACCGGCACAATGGCGTTGAGCTTGGCGGCTTCCAGCTTGTCATCCTTCATCCGGGGCAGGATCGCCGGTTCGGGGTAGGAATCCATCGCGTCCGCGTGTTTGCCCACGATGCAGTTCCACAGCCATGCCGTGCTGGATTTGCTGCTGCTGGAGCCTCGGATGCCCTTCTTCTCGGTGATCTGCTCCCAGTTCTTCAGCTTCCACCACTCCTGCGCCTCGATGATCCTGCGCTCCAGGCTGGACTTTCCCTGGCGGTAGCGGTGCATGGTGTTCGTCGCCTTTTTCAGCATCTCCACCGTGATCCGGCTGCCCGCAGGGCGATATACGGTTCCGCTTTCCTCCAGTCCCGCACGCTCCTGCATGCCGGGGGTCTGTACAGGCGTCATGCCCGCCTGCTGGTTTTGCGCTGTCAGCGCCGCCAGCACTTCAGGGGTGGGCAGCTGCGCCTCACGGTTCACATCCTCCATCCCGCGCTGGCTCGGCGCCAGGTTCCCCGTCTGCTGGTCCTGCTGCTGGCTCTTGCCCAGCTTTGTCTCCTGCTCTGTTTTCTTGATGGCCATTTGTTATCTCCTCCTGTCAGTAGTTCGTGAACATGTCCAGCGGGTCGCTCATAACCGCCGGCGAGTCCTTCGCCTCCATCGGGCTGATCGGCCGCGACATGCAGAAATAGCGGAATTCGTCCGCGATGTGGTCCTCACCCTCGGTGTCGATGTCCTCCACCTTGTGATCGTCGTATTGCAGCGATGGCAGCGTGCGGATGAAGTCCCTGCAGCTGTCCAGCACATACATGCGCGGGTATCCGTCCTCGTCAAACTGCATCCGGTAGTGGCATTGCATCCATCCGGGGATTCGCTTGTGGTCTCCCGGCGTGAAGGAGATGTGATGCTTGTACGCCATCTCCGCCACGCTCACGCCCATCTCCGCGTCCCAGATCGCCGGATCTGCAACGCCGCTGATGTCCCTGTTCTTCAATAGCGGGTGATTGTTCTCAAATTCCCGGATCTCCGCAAACACCTTGTCAGGGCTCCACTTCAAGCCCTCGTTCGCGATGGATTCTCCTGTCCTCGTGTCCCGCTGGCATCCGTAATACTCCGCGATGCGGTATATCACGCCGTCATAGTCCACCGCCCAGTAACCCATGGAGAACGGCCTGCGGAATCCCCAGTCGAAGGAACGGTACACCTCCCACGTCTTGGGCAGCTTGAATCCCTCCGCCTTGATGACGTGCGTCCAGCGCCGGTCCTCATTCTCCGGGGCGTTGATGAACTCTTCAAAGAACGCGCCCTCAAAGATGTCCCAGCTGCCGTCTCTCCATGCCTTTCTCAGCTTCGGCGGCAGATTGTCCAGCTGCGCCAGGTAGTCAGGCTGCGCGCGCATCAAAGCCTTGTTGTCCGTGGCCTTTGCCTGGATAAACTCGTATTCGTCCGGGTTCTCGTTGCCCATGAACCGCCGGTCGATGAACAGCCGTTTGAAATAGTTGTGGCTCGGTCCTCCGGGGTTCATCGTGTAGAAGATCTGCTTGGGGAAGTTGTTCACGCCGCGCAGACAGGCCGTGATCTTCATGATCCATTCCTCCTGCAGCTGCGTCGCCTCGTCCACGAAGATCACGTCGTACTCGACGCCCTGGTACTGCATCAGGTCGTTGTCGTTGTTGCAGTAGCCGAATTTGATCGTGGAGCCGTTGGGGAAGTAGAATCGTTTTTCGGTCTTGTTGTACCTCGCCAGCTTGGCAAGGCTCTCCCGCAACGGGATGATGTGGTTGTTCTCCAGTTCTGCATAGGTCCGGCGGACGATCAGGATCTTGATGCCCGGATACTGCAATGACAGCAGCGTCGCCTTCGTGCGGACAGACCAGCTCTTGCCTCCACCGCGCGCGCCTCCGTATCCGACGTACTTCTTTGTCGAATACAGGAACCGGTATTGCATGATGGATACTGCAAGGTTCAGGACGATCTCGTCAGCCTTGGGCTGTTTCAGCATTCGCGGCATCTTCGCCCTCCACCGTGATCGTTACCTTCACCTCTGCCGTCTGGTTATCCGCGGCTGCCTTGCCCTCTTCAAACCGCTGCTTCCGCTGGTCAAGCGCAAGCCGCTGGCGGGCGATCTTCTGTGCTGCCTCCTGTGCCGGCGTCTGGATCCCGTACAGCTTCATCAGCGTCTCCGTGTTCGATTGGATGGCGCTGGCTGTTGCGCTCAGCCCCTTAAGGCTTTTCAGGCGCTTCTCCTTTGGCTCCAGGGACAGCTCATCCACCGTCTTCTCCAGCAGGATTGCCAGCTTCCCCGCCGCGCTGGATATGACCTCCAACTCGCGCGCACGCACGCGCGCGCACCGCGCAACGTACTTTTCTTCCGTTTTCTGCCGGATTTTATCAAGGGTCTTTTTCCAGCCTTCAGATGAAACTTTTTTGTAAATCTGGTTCGCGCTCTTGGGGTATTTTTCGCTCAGTTCTTTGACCGTGTATTCCCCCGTCAGATAGTCCGCTTTGATCGCGTCCCATATTTCCTGCTCTGTCATGTCCTGTGGCGCCTCCTTCCCGCCGTTTTTCACCTCCACCATACAAAATCAAAAGCTGGAATGAGAGTCTTTCAAAACGCAAAAAGCCGGAGAGCATCTGCTCCCCGGCTTCTATCACTCCGTGTCATACTTCTCACGCATCAGCATGCGGTAGAATTCGCACTTCTTGTATTCTTTTTCGCAATAGGTCGACTGGAAAAAGGCTTTGAGTTTTTCGTTTCGGAATATCACTGCTGTGGTCGCTCCGTCCATCACGCCCTCGCATCGGATCTCCGTGGAGTCGTGACGCCGGAAGAATGGGCATTGGATGTCCCTTGTCCCCTTGGTGCTTGATAGTGATAGCTGCTGTTTTTTACCCCCTTGCTTTGCCGTATTTCCTCGCCCCTTTCTCCAGTCTTTTGCGATTACTTGTCAGTTTTCATGGCGTTCCTGTTTGCCTTTGCAATCATGAAGAACGTATCATGGCACAGATCCCTGATGTCATCCATCGTGAGCCTTGCATCCTGCTCATCGTTGATCAGCACCTTCCAGCCGATCGTCATTGCCGGCGGATCATATCTGTCCGGCTGCTTGTAGCCAAGTTCTCTTTCCCTCGCATTTTCGCACCTGGGGAGCGTCACGATCATGCTGACCTCGTGGATGTCCTTGCCAGCCCGCTTGCAGAATTCCTTGGCCTGTTCCCATGCATAGGCATAGTGTTCTTCGATGATTTCGATCGCAGCTGCCTCGTTGATCACCACGAAGTTTCCGTATCCGTAGATGTTCCTGTTGTTGATGTTACCGTCTTCCACATAGTTTGCCATATTTATTCTCCTTTCACGCGCCAGCCGCCTCACTCTGCAGCCGCGCTCTTTCTGTCAGGCTCATTTTCTTCCCGCCAGGCTTCCCCCGGTAGCAATCCCATGAGCAGTAGTCGTGCTTGTGCCCATTGATGATCCTTGTGTACTTCCAGTCCTTGCTGGTCCGTACAAATCGCTTTTTGCACTGCCGGCATTTGCACTCGGTCATCATGTGCTTCAGGTTTGTGATGTCCTGCTTGGACAGTTTCATCCGGCCAGCCGGTGCTTCCTTCGGCTCCTGCTCCGGCTCAGGTGCCTCCTGCCTGGGTTGTTTTTCAGGTTTCGCCCGTAAACACCCGCAGCTTTTGACGGTCTCCTGCGTGATGTACTGCCTCGGCAGCACCTTCTCCTTACCGCACGCACACCGGCATAGCCACCACGTCCCGCGAAACTTCAGGTTGTTCCCCTCCGGCTTATCGGCCTGGGCGATGACTTCCATCTTCGCCCACTTGTGTCCTACCAGGTCATTGCCCAGCAGCCAGCTCCCTCGCTTTTGCGGTTCACTGGTCTTCCTTGTTTCCAAATTCCAGACATCCCTTCTCCTGATACCAGGCCATGATCATCTTCTCCTCATGTTTCCGGTCCTCGCGGCACACCTCGCGCATCGTCATGTCGTATGTGTGCCCCTCCACCGCCAGGATCGCGCTCATAGCAACCCCCAGATTCGTGACGTACCGCGTCAGCAGGTACTGCTGCAGGTTTGCTCCGTCACGCCTCTCCGATACCGTGTACATCCTCGCCACCCGCGGCCGCTTGTCCCCTCGTTGCTGATGGAACATCTTCCCCGCGATCAGGTACGATGGATGCATGATGTCTGTCTGTTTGATTCGGGTCATGCTTCTTCTCCTCCGTTCAGCCACTTCCGCACCCGCCAGCACACCAGGTATGCGTTGTGATGTGCGTCCCAGCAGATGCAGAAGATCTGTTCCGCGCTCGTCAGCGTCGGATGGTCCTCCGATTCGATCAGGTCATTCGCCCCTTCTGGCGTGTTTGCCCAGTCGTACTCCACGATGTATTTGTACTGTCCCATGTGCCCTCATTTCTGCGGACAGTATCCCGTCCGCCTCTTTGCTCCATCGCAGTGTGCGCCCATCGCTTCCTGCTCCACCGCCCTCAGTTCCCGTTCCCATACCACCCGCCGCTGGTAGTCCTTGTACGTCTTGCAGCTGGTGTGGCACGTCGGGCTTCTGTCTGGACAGTCGCGCTTACATGGTGTTGCCGACATCAGGTGCCTCCTTCTTCCCGTTCAGAAATTCGTCCAGCTCCTTTGAACAGTCCCGGCATAAGTCGATGTCGATCACAGAATTCAGTCTTTTTGACTATCATGCCCATCACACTCCACCTCCTTCGCATCCATCTTCGCGCCGCAGTTCGGGCAGTAGTAGCACTCTGTCCGATATCCCCAGTACGCTTTCCCACAAGCGGTGCATCGTGTCTGCGGGAATCGTATGCCGGCGATGATCTCCGTCGCATCCTCCCACCGCCCATGCACTATCGGTGCAGCGTCAACAGTAGGGAAGTTGTCCAGCTTGTCTCGTAACGATCTGATTGCGGATTCCGCGCCATCCATCGCGAATACCATCAACCCGGCTCCTGGCTCATTTCTGGTCTTTTCTGTCAACTTCATGAATTCATCCAGGCACATCCGCAAAAGCTCTTTGCTTATCAGACCATCAGCCATCCGCCTCCACCTCCTTCGCATCCATCTTCGCGCCGCAGCTTGGGCAATACGGCGAATACCACATCGCACGGTATGCCCCTATCTGGATGTATTTGCATACGGAGCACACAGCATCACGCCCTTGTGTTTCCCACCGCCCATGCACCACATCCATCACCGGAAACCCCTCCAGCTTTGAAATCGCCATGTTCAGCACGGCGATTGCGGTCGGCTCCATGCCATCTCGCATTTCAAGCAGCTTTCTGCGCACCAGTTCAATGCTGACTGGATAATCAGCCATCAGCCTCCACCTCCTTTTCAAGCAAATCTTTTATCAGTTCCCTGTACCTTTCAGGGAATTCGTCCGGGTAAAACCATCCCAAATCCATACTCACGCCGGAGTCGTAAAACCCCAGCCGGTCCCACTTCTCCAGCAGGTAGTGGCATCTCTTGACGGGGATGAATTCGCACACCACGCGGATGATGTCTCTGAAGTTGATGTACCGCTTCTTGTCGCTCCACCAGCGATAACATGTCCGGAAGAATTTCTTCTCGTCATCCTTCATATTTTCACTCCCTCCTGCACATCACCGCGTACACATACGCACCGGTGACCCACTCTGATGTCCTGACCTGCATCTCCAGCACTTCGTATCCCGGATAGCAAGCCTCCATGTGCAGCCTCGCCAGGTCGGGATCGCGCTTGATCTCCTGCGCGATCTTCTCCACCCTGCGCCTGCTGATCTTCTTGTCCGCCTCCGTCGGCTGCGGTATTTTGAGGCCCTTCGATGCAGCCCAGCGGTGACGGCTTCTGAATTCCTCCGCGTTCCCTCCGGCGCATACCTGCTTGGCGATGTACCGCGCGTACCCCGTCAGGCCCTCGCGCTCGTCCCAGCCGATCCGGATGTTGCCGTGCCCGTGCTTCTGACGCCACAGCGCCTCCACCTCGTCACGGTCCAGCTGAACCGCCAGCACCATGTGGTGATGGTAGTCCTTGCCTCGTGTCTTTTCCAGCGTCTCTGTGACGTACACATACTTCGGATCCGGCACGCCGCGCTTGGCGCACAGCCGCCGCAATCGGGCGATGAAATTCTTTACGTCCTTCTGAGCTTCTTTCAGGTCCTTCGGACGTTTCCGCGGGGAGTACGTCAACGTCGGAAGCATGTCACCCGCGCCGAAGTTGGCGTTGATGATCTGCACCAGCTTCTGCTCCGCCTTCCTCGCGTTGAGCCGCGCCTGCGCCGCCGATGTTCCCTTGCGTTCCCGCGCCTTGGCCAGCTGCGCCTCCGCCTCCCGGCGTGTCGCCGTGTCCCATATCGGGTAGGAGGAGCAGTACAGCAGCTTCCCAGCCTTGATCGTCCTCGTCCGCTGGATCTCCACGCCCCTCTGCCAGCCGGGCCTGATCTCCCTGTCCGGGCTGATCTCCATCAGCAGGCGGATGTCGCTTTCCCGCATTGGTGCTCCTCCTTTCGTTCAGTTAGTCCTTCTGTACGCCGCGCCACTCAAAATCTCGTCCTGGAATGTTACAATGAGAACATATATAGTCATCATTCTTGTTTTTGCAAATACGGCAAGGCCTTGCGATGTTTATGTCTGCCACCGCCGCATCCCGTTCCTTTTCAAGACGGCTCACGGCAACAGACAGGATTTCAGCGTTTTCCATGGCCCTCTTTTTGTCTGCTTCAATCTGCTGGATGTAGGCGAGGGCATCAGCGTGCAGAAATTCCAGATCATGCAAGGCAAGCGATGTCAGGCGCGGCTCAATATCGGCAATGTGATAATGGACATGAATCGGATCAGCCAGCCCCTTCTTGATCTCGTCAGCAGATTTCATCGTTATCCCCCTCAACCGTAATTCCCAACGGCAACCATTGCCATGCAACAATGTGCTTTCTTCCGATCCCTGCAAAGTCGTTTCTTTGCTCGTACCATTTCGCCGTGCAAACCTTGCCGCTTGCTGTGCAAACGATGTAACTGCCAGTGTACGGAGGCAGGTCATACGGCAGGATGTGCCAGATGGGCTGTTCTCTTTCAAGCTGCTGGATTCTCGCATCCTTTTCGGCGTTCTCAGCCTGTAGCTGCCGGATGAGGGCGAGGGCATCCTCTTCAATCGCATAAAGATCTTCCATACATGTCCCATCACCATAAGGGCATCTAACGCATTTTGTACGTTCCCCATCGTTGATGCAGCACTCCAGCCCCTTCTTGATCTCGTCAGGCGTCTTCATGTCCTTTGCAGTACCCCTTCTCGTCGTAGTTGTCGCACTCTTCTGCCGGGATGACTACCATTCCGGCTTCCTTTGCCGCTTTCAGCATCTTCTTGACTTGCCCGGCGGTCCTCAGCGATTCTCCATCAACCCGACAGCACGGTGCAAGTTTTTTCAGCTTGTAATCAGATTGATTCAGCAATCCGTCTATGCTAAACCCGATGTGTCTGATTCCCATGTAGTCTCCTCTCACCGCCTCCTGGGAGGTGGCTCCGTTTCACTCCGCCCCCTCCCGCCGGCGGGGGCGCCCACCCCCTTCTGCTGGGTGTCAACCACCGACCACAGAACATGACAGGATGTTTGATTTTTTACTACCACATTCGAGCCGGATAAGAGGCATTTCAGCCCCTCAAATCATCGGTTCTTCAAAGCCTTCGGAGCTGCTTTTCACAGCCCCGAAGGCGTCGGTCCGATTGGTTATTTCAACATTTTCAGCAGAGGTCCCATCATCTTCTCCTGAAGATCCTCTGTCACGGCTTTCCCTGATTCGATCTTCATCTGATGGATTTCCTTCACAGCTTCAACAGCCTTGGCAAACTGTTCCTTTACTTCCTCGCAGTCTCCCTGGACTTCCACCTCGATGTCGCCTTCCTTGATTTTCATCGCCAGAACCTTATCCATTTTCTTTTCCCTCCTCAAAAACCCGCTTCAGCAGCGCTTCGTTCGCGCAATGCACATCCAGCGGATGGCCGGCTGCACGGAATTCGATGCCGTCAAACTTGTACTCCAGCACCATGGGGATGGGGTCAACCTTCGGCAGGTCCAGCAGCTTCCACTCCGGATCCTTCTCATGTTCCTTCGCCTCATGCTTCCCCAGCTGGCGGATCACCGGGATCCCGTCGTTCTGCACGATGTCGCGCATCATGTCGCGGATCTCCCGAAAGGTGTACTGCCCGCCGATGCTCTCCCGCATCTCGCCGTCCGCGTCGTAAATCTCGATCGTCACGCGGCTTTTGTTCCTGCGATTCTTCATGCTTACCTCCTTGTGTTTTTTGTGGCTTATGCCAAAGAGCTGCCAGCAGGATTCGAACCTGCAACCCGCTGATTACAAATCAGCCGCTCTGCCGTTGAGCCATGGCAGCATGTGCTATAGGGAGCCTTTGCCCGGTCGCAACGGGAGGCTCCCGCCCTGGGCGATAGTGAGAAAGTCCCAGCGGCTCGGCTTCACTTGCCTATGGAGGTGTAGACAATGGCACTGCTCATGCCTGCTACTGGTGCGGCCTGCCGGAGTCGAACCGGCCAGCGTGGGAGTTTAACGCCTGAACCCCTGCCGCACATACTGGCGGGCGCTCCTTTGATACCCCTGGTGTACAGGAGCGCCATCGTGGTCTCATGCAGCCCATTCCTATAACCGCATGATTGTCCACCGACCGGGGCACGCTTCCCCCTAAGGAGGTCTCCTCCCCGTGAGGGAAGGCGACGGATCGGGCTACCCGCCCGTGGTGCACCAGGATGGTGTCGAACCATCTCACCCCCGGTTATGAGCCGGATGCTCTTCCGTTGAGCTACTGGTGCATACGAGCGGCGCTGACGTCCAATTCCCACATAGTCCGCAGCGCCGCCGCTGAAAGGATGACGGAGGGTGTCCAGGCCTCCGTTGGAGCGATAGACGGGATTCGAACCCGCATAGCCAGCTTGGAAGGCTGGTGCTCTGCCGTTGAACTACTACCGCATAGGCCGGATACCCGGCCGAATTACTTATCGCCGATGCAGTTCCACCACATCGCAGTTGATGTGCCGCGTCTTGCAGAACTTCTTCACAGCCTGCAGATCTGCGAACTCTCTGCCCTCGAAAATTCTGCAATTGGTGCATTTCCCGCACGTGAACTCAATGATGCGCCCATCTGTCACCATGCTGTTCTTGCTGTTGATCACAGCGACAGCACCGGTATACCCGGCCTTTACGTTGATGAGCATATTACCATCCTTGGGAAAAAGCTTCTGCACCGCGTATGCTGCCAGCGTTTTCATGTCGTGACGGTCACGCGGTTCACGTTTGAGCCGTACGCTCCTGACAAGTTCATTGTTCTTCACATACTTAGCCATGGCATTGTCGCCATCCGTATAGATAACGATGGTTTCCTTCGGCACGAAAGCCTTCTTTTCAGGCTGTTTGGCAGTTCCCTTGTACACAATCTGGATCATCATATTATCCTCCTTTTCGTTCATGTATCCACGCCACCACAAACAGGATCAGCGCCATCTCACACGTTTCTCCACCGGCGTCATGTCCTCATGGTACAGGCTGCAGTCCTTGTTCTTGTTCTGCAGCTCACCGAATGGGGAGCATGGCCAGTCCTTGCCCTTCTTCTTCCGCTTCGGGTCGTAGTACGCGCAGTGTTCGCACTCGCGTTCCCCGTGCTTCGCCGGTCCGTTGGAGTTCATGCAATCGCCCCCACGATCTCGCCTTCCCAGCCCAGCACGCGCAGGAACGGGATTCGCGGGATCTTCGTGGTGTTGCCCAGCCGGATCACCCGGAAGCCCAGGGCATCCCGTCCTTCCGGCGTTGCCGCCGCCAGCCGGATCGCGTTCGCGTCACAGCCGATCACGTCCGCCGCCTGCTCCGGCGTCAGGTACATTTCATCCTGTGCTGCCCAGTAGGACAGCGGAACACTTGCCGACTTTGCCATTTAAGCCACCCCCTGCATCATCAGTACCGCGCTCACGATCAGGCTCCCAACAGCAAGAGCCATCGCAAAGCCGTACAGCGTCATCCACAGCGCATGTCCGTCCCGCGGCCGGGCAGTCTGCACCAGCCAGCGGTTCGGATTCTTGTGGTTGTACCTCGTCACATGGTCGGGCAGATTCCCTTCTGCGTACATATCAGTTCGCCTCCTGCGCGGTTCCACTCGCGCTCTGTACCCCTGCGATGAAGCCCATGATCAGCGCCCGCAGTTCGGGTGTGCGCTCCTCCGGGGCATTGCGGATCGTGTCCGCTATCTCCTGCATTGTTTCGGTCTTGGCCTTCTGTGTATCTGTCATGTGGATTCCTCCTTTATGTGGTCAACGGCCCTGCCCATTGCTCTGCCATTGCGCGGGCGATGCCGGGGAAGGTCTTTGCTCTGTTCTTTGCATCTTCGCCGCGTTTAGCCGCTCCATACTTGCTCCGATCTTTTCTCCCGGTTCCGCTTGGCACATACGGCCCGACGGGGATTGCTTCCGGGCTTGTCGGCTCCAGCGGATCAAGCCCAATCAGCCATAGCCCTGTACGTTTTGTGTACGGGTGAACAATTCCATCTTCCTCGCGTTGCATCTGATACGGATGTATCCATTGAGTAGGGGGGGGGAAGTTTAAAGACGCTTGACGGAAGCGGATTCTCTACAGCTATTCTCGGACAGCGTGCGTTATAGAAAGCCATGAAGAAAGCCTTCGCCGCCAGCCCCTTCGCGTACCTGTCGGGATCTATCTGCCCCTTGCGAGGATACAGTCGGCATGCGCCAGCGTTGCTCAGGAATGTGCATGGCGGATGAGCAATCAGCATATCCCACGGGCCGTTGATCTCGTGCCATTCTCCATCCATCGTCTGAAAGCGGCAGTTGCCATTGATCAGCTCCAGCGCATCCCCCTTGATATGCCATTCCGGGTGCCCGCCGGAGCAGTCCTGGATGTCGCAGGAATACGCCTCATGCCCCAGACGTCGCAGCTCAATCGTGATGGCTTGCGATTCCTCACAGGCTACAAGAATCCTCACGCCCTCCACCTCCTCTGCGTCCGCAAGCTAATTATTAATTTTGGTTTTCGCTTGCAAGCTAATAATACCACGCATTATTTCACCTGTCAACTACTTTTTCTAAAAATTTTTGAAAATTTTAGCTTGCAAGCGAAACAGACTTGTGATATACTGTCCGCAAGGAGGTGATACCACCATGAAGGATCGAATCCGCAGGGTCCGCAAAGATCTCAATATGAATCAGACCGAGTTCGGCAATGAGATTGGAGTAACCTTCGCGGCGCTGTCCAAATATGAATCCGGGAAGGTCATTCCAGACAAATCTATCCGACTGCTGATCTGTCAGAAGTTCAACGTGAACGAGTCCTGGCTGGAGACGGGCGAGGGCGTGCCTTATAAGGAAGGTCTGATCCCTGCGCTGGCAAATGCGCTGCAGGCCATGCCTGATGTCGCCGCCGCCCTGGAGCGTGTCCTGCCCCGGCTCACCCCCCAGGATCTTGCCAACCTGAACGAGCTGATCAAGCACGCCTTCCCGGAGGAATAAAAAAAGAGCTGCACGATGGCAGCTCTTTTTTACGTTCTCTTTCACGTTCGCCTCACATAGCAGTACAATGTTTGTATGAGGTGATTGTATGAAACGACAGTTTATTCTGTTGGTTCTTCTTTTTTTGTTTCTATTTTCTATGCCAGCGCATGCTCATCCAGGTTCAACCGATGAATATGGTGGTCATTATGACTATGATGCTGGCGAGTATCACTACCATCACGGCTATCCTGCGCATCATCATGGATTCGGAACATGCCCATATGATTTTGATGACCGCACCGGAGAGAATTCCGGCACTCCTGGCATCGGCTCCAGTACATACCTGTATACCACAGCCCCTCGTCCGCTTCAAACCACGAGGGTCACTTCTCCGAAACATGATTCAGATCTTCTTACAGGTATTAAGTGGCTTGGCATGATGATCGCTGTATTTGTGTTCCTGTTCATCATGGCCTGTGTATTCGGCGGTCGCCCCCGCAAACCACGCACAGAAAACACGGACAATTCTCCTTCATCTCTACCGAAACAATCAGATACTCTGTCTTCTGCCTATAACGAGGCACACAACCTGAACCGTTTGAGTGGCCTGTCGGTTATCACAGATACACGTCCGAGTCCACCTGCTCCTCCACCGCAGCCGCCGCTTCCATTACCTGAACCAGCGCCCGTACCCCCTCCCGATCCAACACCGGAACCAGAAACTGTGTCAGCACCTCCTTCCCGCAAGATGGATTCACCTGTGCCCGTCCCGGATCCTGTACAACCGATCAGACCAACGTCTTCGGTTGTACCCGGTGATCCGGAACCGGAAGAAGGAGACATTCCTGACTGTCCTAACCTTTACCGCTCCCAGTACCCTGCAACATGGTCATACATAAATCGCAACGCAGATCACTCCGAAAGCTATATATACTACTACCATTTTGTATGGGGAGAACTGCAAGCGAAGCATGGTGACGGCATCATATATGGCAGCCTATCAGAGGATGAACAGGCGCTTGTCAACTACCCTCCCATCGGCAAAACCGTTTATATTTCTGCGGTCAACAGTAAAACCTATCATTCTACCCCTAACTGCTATGCTCTACTGAAGTCTACTCCTATCGAAGTCGATGTGATACACACCATCGTGAGGAAACGCTGTACCAAATGTGTAGCACCGCGCGACATAGAATAAGCCCCGCCACACCGGCGGGGCCTTCTTTATGCCTTCTTCTTTTTCTGCCTGCCATCCTCCACCGACTTGCTTACCATCGCGCCCAAGGTGTGCATCGCCTCCTCTATATAGGCTTCGTCCAGCATGTTCACCATCAGGTGCAGTTTCTCCCGCGGGGGCATGTCCTTGATCTTACGCTTCATGGTTCTTTTCCTCCTCGTATTTTTTGTTAAGGCTCCGCGCCACATAGGGCTGCAGCAGCCATTTAACCGTTGCCAGGTCTCCCTCGTCCTCGATCATATCCACCAGCTTGTGGATCCACTCCCGGTTGCTCATGCCGTCTTCGGTGTTCTTCATGGATTTCTGTCCTTTCTTCCGGCGGCTCTTGTCCGCTCCTGCTGTCTATTATGGTATATTGTTGTTCTTTGCGGTTATTTGTTGTTTGTTCGCTTTTCTGTTCGCCCTTACATCTGATACAATATCAATATTATAGATTCGGCAGATTCTGTTTACCTTCACTTCCTGCCGTTTCTTGCGCATTCGCGGATGATCTTCCATCGTGTTTCCCTCCTGTTGGCGGAATCATATCATCCCGGCGCACGTTTCGTCCATAGTCAATCTTTTGAAAACCGTTTCAAATAAGTGGAACGCCCCGTTCCAGCGTTGTGAAACACTGAAAGGAGACGCCCCATGGTATCCATCAAGGCCATCGAACTCATTGCACATCGCATCGAAACCTGCGGTAAATCCCTGGACCGTATCGAAAACGAGTCCACCGTCTCAAAGTCCACTCTCTCCCGCATCGTGAATAAGCATGCCGCCAGCCGTCCTGTCCTGGATATCCTCGCCGCGTACTTCGAGGTTGGCGAGGAATACCGAAAGCTGGTTGATTCCACAGAGCACTCCTGCGCCTTTGCCGCAGAACTTGTGCAGGAGCTGGATTCCGTCCGCACCTATTACGAGCAGAAGGGGGCGTCTCTTCGTCAGCACTATGAGGAGCAGATCGCGTCTCTGCGTGAAATGTACGACCGCCAGGAAGCAGAACGCAACCGGGAGCGTGACAGCCTTCAGGCCCTCTATGACAAAACCACTTCGTCACAGGAGAAGGAGATTGAACGTCTTCGCGGCGAAGTCAAAAGCTTTACCACGAAAAAGAGCATCGTATTCTGGGTGCTTGTCGGCATCATCCTTGGCCTGATCGTCGCCCTCGTCTATGCCCTCGGCACAAATGCCTTCTATTAAGGAGTGATCCCATGACCTGCCGCAAATGCTCCCGCGCTCTCCCGGAGGGCGCTGTGTTCTGCCCTGCATGCGGTGTTCGCCAGCAGCGACGCCAGCAGAATCCCAAGTCCAAGGGGAATGGAACCGGCAGCATCTACAAGGATGCCTCCCGTTCCGGCTGGGTCGTGGCCTACACCACCGGAAAAAAACTTGTCCGTCTGCCCGACGGCACGATGAAGCTTCGTCTTGATCGTCACAAAAAAACCGGCTTCCCCACCAAGAAGGCCGCAAACGAATATCTTGCCCAGGTGATCGCCTCCGGCGAAGCCCGGCACATCAAGAAGGTTCCCACCGTCGCGCAGCTGTACGATCAGTACGAAAATGCTCCCGGCAAAAAGCCGGGAGCCTCCACCCTGACTGCGTATCGTACCGCCTATAATCGCCGTATCGGTCCTGCCATCGGTGATCTTGAAATTGATGTCGTTACCCTCCAGCACCTTGAAGGGATCGTCCATGGCCTGACCTACGATCCCGCCAAGGACGTGAAGGACCTCATGTCCAAGTTGTTCCAGCGCGCCATGGCAGATGGCTTTGTGCAGATCAATCCCTGCACGCTTCTTTCCCTGCCGGAGAAAACCAGCACGGAGATCCCCGCATGGCAGCCGGATGAGATCGAGCGCCTCTGGCATGCCTGGGATGGGGGAGACCGCATCGCCGCCACTTGCCTGCTCATGATCCACACCGGCATGATGCCCGGTGAGCTGTTCAAGCTTAAATCTGATATGATCAACTGGGATGCCCGCACCATCATCGGCTGCGGCCTCAAAACGAAGGAGCGCAAGGAGAAGCCTATCGTTTTCCCTTCGGTGATCGACCCTGTCCTCCGGGATCTGTGCGATACGTCCGTTTCTCGCCAAGGCTATGTCCTGGGCATTAACAAGGACAAATACTACGATCTTTTCTCCCGGATGAAGAATTCTTTGCACATCCGCCCCGAAGTCCGTCCGTATTCTTCCCGCCACTCCACCGCTACGGAGCTGGAGCTGCTGGGTGTTTCTCCGTCCGTCATCGCCTCTGTCCTGCGTCACAAATCCTACGCCACTACCGCCAAGCATTACATCGACATTACCACGGACAAATCCCGCGCAGCTGTCGATCTTATTTCCCGCAAGCCTGAGTAATGGGAGCAATAGTGGGAGCAATAGGACGCAATTCCTATCTAAACGTACCCAAATGTGACAAATCACCAAACATCCAACCACAAACAAAAATAGCCGCAAACCCTTGAAAACAGCGGGTTTGCGGCTATTTAGCGCAGATGGAGAGATTCGAACTCTCGCACCGGTTATCCCAGTCTACTCCCTTAGCAGGGGTTGCAAGAATCCAGTAAAATCAAGGGATTGAGGTGTCACAGGGAGCAATGTGGGAGCAATAGATATTTTTCTCCACGCTGTTTCCCAAAGCAAGTATATCATGATTTTCTCCTTTTGACAATGGAAAAACCGCCCCTTTCGGGGCGGCTGGGTGTCAGTTATGCTTCACAATGTGCTTCACATATTCCTCCACCTTGTTGTCCTTGGCGTCAGGATCTTCGATGAAGCACTTTGCCAGGTGTGCGTAGAAATCTGGCTTGTCCACGCCGAACTTCTTTCCTACCTTGTGGAAGTCAGCATACATGGCGTTCATGGCCCAGAAGAACTCCAGCAGCCTCTGCTGGCCGGTGATTCCCATGTTCATGGCGTATTGCTGCGCTTGATGCCAGGTATACTTTCCGCCCCTCACGCCTTCGCCGTCCTCCATGTCCTCCACCCATCTCATGACTGTATCCTTATCCAGGCCGTTTTCGCTTGCCTGCTGGAAGCCGATCTGCCGCGGCTGTTGGAAATGTTCCTTCCCGTCGCGCTGATCCAGGGGATCGGTCTTGTGCATGAAGTAGCTGACGTTTCCGTATCCGCCGTCGGGCCGATTGTAGTTGATCTCTCCAGCGGACGTTTTTCCGTCAGTCATCCGGCGCATTTCGCTATCGTTGCGCTTTTCTTCCTGCCGGCGGTACACTTCCGGCTGTCCGCCGTATGGATTCTGCCCATCGGGCTGATCTTCCATCCTCCGCATCCGGCTATCATCCAGATACGGAGGCATGTGTGGTTCCGGCCAGTAATGAGATGTTGCACCGCCCTGCTCCATACGTCCGTAGTTACCCTGGTTACCTTCCATGTAACGTCCGCGGGAATCACGGCGCCGGCGCATTTCCGGCGCATCCATCATGTTCATCTGGTCGCCTTCCATGTATCTGCCACGGGAGTCGCGCTGACCGGCTCTTGCCATTGCCATCATACGCATGCCGCTGGACATCTTGCCCATAACGTCACCTCCCCTTACGCAACGCGGATCAGCGTCAGGCTGGCCGCATTAACGGTGATTTCATCAGCGCCAACATTGGCAAGGCCCACGGTGATGGACGCGCCGCAAGGCACGCGCACCAGGGCTGTGGTCGCCAGCTGCGCCACATCGTCCGCCGCGGTGATGGTCTCGGCCATGGTTGTTCCTGCCAGCGCCTCGCCATTGGTGGTGATCGCCAGGGTCGCAACCGTGCCGGCAACCGCCGACGTGACCTGAGTGCCAACGCCTACCAGGTAGATGCCGGGACGGGAGATAAGGAACTGACCGCTGCCGTCCTCATGGGTGAGCCAGCCGCCGTTGCAGTAGCAGGAATTGTTCGTGCGTGCGCGGGATCCGGGGAACAGTACATTCGCGCCGGCCGCAACAGCAACAGGGATCGTCACAAAAGCGTTAATCATAGTATTTCTCCTTTCAAAAACAGGGGCGGATATTCTCCGCCCCTTTGTGGTTGTGGGGAATGGCGGAGCGCCAAACTATCCCGGATTATGCGAAGTTGTTGCAGCTGCCGTTGTAGCCGTAGCCGACGCCCAGCGGGTTGCCGTAGCAGCAGTTGGGGTTGGGCACGACGTAGGCAGGCACGGGGCAATCGCGGCCCAGACGGCGGATCAGCTCTGCGGTCTGCGCGTCCTGGTTCGCGGTGATGAAGGCGTTCTGCTGTGCCTGAGAGGCCGCAAACTTCAGCGCCTGGTTCTCCGCGGTCAGGGTGCTGATCTTATCGGTGGTCAGGAAGTCCAGGATCGCGCGGGTGTTGGCGTTCTGGTTATCCATCAGGTCGCGGGTGGCGTTCTGAATCAGGTTGCGGGTGTCGCACGCCTGAGTGGCCATGTCATAGCGCACCTGGGCGATGGCGGCACGGTTCTCGCAGCAGCAGTCGGAAATCTGGTGAGACAAATCACACAGGCCGCGATCCACGCCGTGGAAGCCATTGGTGATGGTGCCGGTCAGCGCGTAGGTCGCGTCAGCGATGCCCTGCTGGATGGCAGTGATACCGCTGGTGATGTTGTTGAGGGCAAAACCCTCGTTGATGTCCGCACGGGTGGCCATGCCCTGTATGCCAGCGCCGCCACCGAAGCCGCCAAATCCTCCGAAGCCCAGACCGCCGCCCAGTAGCGCGATCAGCAGCAGGATGCCCAGCCAGCCGCCGGAGCCACCGCCGAACCAATCACCGCCGGAGTTGTTGTTGTCCTGACCCATGGCGTAACCCATGGCAAAATTCTCGTCCATAAAATTCTCCTTTCTTCTGCGATCGCAGAATTTTTCTTTGCGATCGCGTATCTATGCTAAAGGCCGCGTGCACTCAGCCCTTGCATCACTTGATGCCCAGCCTCTCGATCAGTGCCGGGATGGTCACGCCGCGCTTTGCGGCGAGGTTCTGGATGATGCCGGTGACCGCTTGCGGTGCATTCCCGCTGATGATCTGCATCGCCTGCATGACCGTGGGGTCTTTTTTGGCGAGCTTCGGCAGCACGTCCTGCGGGCGCTTGCCGGATCGCATGGCATCCATCAGGGTCTTCATGGTGTTATTCGTCGGATTCTGTTGCGGGCTTTGCCTTCCGAACAGGCTGCTTGCCATTTGCGATCATCTCCTTCAGTTCGTCGAATTCCTGCCGGGTGACGTATTCCGTCTGCTGAGTCGGTGCTGCCTCCTGCATCGGGGCAAAGGTATACGCCGCAATGGTCGGGTATCCGCCAGCGTCCGTCCTCTTGATATACATCACGTCACGGTCTGCATCAAACAGGGCGGCTACGCTGTTGGGGGCCAGAGGGTACGCCTTCGCGCCCTCCATGCCGGTCACCTGGATCAGGCCCGGTGCTGTCTGCTGCTGGGGGATCGGGGCCATCGGCGTGTAGTAATTGCGGGCCGGTGCCTGGGGCTGCTGGTACTGCATCGGGTAGGGATTGCCGTAGATAGGCTGGTTGAACATGTTGCATCGCCTCCTTGCACCAAAATTGTCCCATAATTCGCCGTTTTTCACGATGAAAGGACGGTGCAACCTCTGGGCAAGGAAAGTGCAAATTCCGTGCAACATAAAAAAGCCCACCCCGTAGGGTGGGCCTGATGGTCAAAGTATCTTCTTTTTGTTCCGCTGCACGACGTACTTCACGCCACGGGCGCTCATGCCGACTTCTTCTGCCAGCGCCTCATAGGTGATTCCGTCGATCAGCTTGCGGGCCATGATCTGCCTGTCCCGCTTGGAGTGGATGCGTTCCCGGATGTTGTTCGCAAGGGTGCTGTTGTCAATGTCCGTCGCGCATCACCCCCTTTACATCAGCGGCGTCTGCGGTTCCTCGTCCTCATCGGACGTCTCCTCATCGTCGGGCAGCTCATCAGTATTTTTGTGCTTTCCCCACTCGCCGAAGTGCATCTTCACGGTGGCCTCAATCATATTTCGGTCAATGGTATATCCGCGCTCCATCAGCTGCGCTTCGACATAGGCCAGCTTATCCTCGCCGTGGCCGGAACCATAGAGCTGCTCGGCTGCAAAGCACAGCGTGCGGTAGAGTCCCGCCAGGGCCTCCTGCTGCTGGACGCTGGCCTTGGCCTTTATCCACGGGATGACAAAGGCGGTAATGACAGCCGCCAGCAGGGCGATGATGGCGTTGAACAGGTTAGTCAGATCAATCATGGTGTTTCTCCTTTCTTACTCGACAACACGCCAGTCAGTAGCAAGCATGTCGCTCTGAGAGGCAAGCCAGCCCAGCTGCACACCGCTGGTTCCAACAAACGCAAATGCCTGATTGCCAATCGCGTCATGGTTCGCATTGACAATTTCTCCCTTAGCGTTCATATACGAGATGTTGGTGGCAAGCTCGACATACTGGTTCTTTCCGTTCCAACCGCTGCGGGCGATACGCGCACCCTGCTTGGCCATGTTGATAGCGTTTCCGAAATTCATGTTAATTCTCCTTTCTTACCAGTCGGCGATGCACTGGTTCTCAAACTTCTTGTAGGCATCAATGTACCACTCTTTCTTGTCTCCATTATAGGTGACTTCGTAGTACATGCCATCAGACAGTGTGGTCGAAATCAGATACTTCCAGTTCTGAAGGATCTTGCTTTTCCATACGATGAACACACCGAATGTGGTGGCAGTATCCGACTTATCCAGGTGCTTGTTAGCATAGTCTCTGACAAGACTCATTGCCTTTACGTCCATGTCCATCGGATTGTTTCTCCTTTCTAGCTTAAAGAATCTGCATATTTATTGTCTTAGATTGTGCAGTTAGTTTGTAAATAAGGCAAATTTACGTCACAACTTCCCACTCATCGACTTCCTTTTTGATCTTGTCGATAAATGAGTTTCCCTTCAACGCCTTGTACGCCTTGTAGAGCAGCAGGAAGTTCTCGTACTCGTACTGCCGGATGGTTTTCTTTTCCCGGTTGTGGTAGTAGATCGTCAGCATCTCATTGCGCAGCAGGCACTTGACGCCGTTGCAGATCATGATGACCGCCGCCAGGACCGGAGCCAGCGCGGTCAGTTCCACAGCGATGGCGGGCCAGTTTTCGATGATCGTCTGCACAATGCCTATGGTGTTATCCAATGGAACCACCACCCTCCATCGCCGTCAGGCGTTCATTTAGGTCTTCAACCTTTTCCTCGATGGAAAGAGTTTCCCAACGGTCCGAGGGCTCCTGCGGGCCGTCAGGGGCTTCCACGGGCTTGTCCTCGTCCTCGTCATCGTCCGGCTCATCGTCTTCCGTCTGCCGCAGGGCATTGAGCGTCAGCGGACCGGCGATGCCGTCAGGCTTCAAACCACGGTCATGCTGGAAGGCCCGAACGGCACTCAGGGTCTCGCTGCCGTACTTGCCGTCGATCAGAGGCGTTCCGTCCTTCTTCTTGCCCACGTCGTACCCTTCGCGGACAAGCGCTTCCTGCAGCTCCTTCACGTCCTCGCCGCTGTCACCCTTGCGCATCGTGCGCGGAGGAATCTCGATGACGTTCGGCGGAAGATCATAGTCCACCTTGACCATCTCTCCGCCGATCTTGACCAGCAGTTCGCCCCACTCATCCCACGCGGACAGCTTGCTTTCGACAACGCCTGTCCGCGTCCCCTGGGCCTCAATGACGGTATCCACGCCGTACTTGCCCTCGCCGACGTACATGCCGACGTGTGTACGCTTGCCGTCGGTGTTCTGATAGACCGCCGTGCCGGGATAGATTTCCATGCGGCCACCCACAGCCCCGCGATGTGCGGGGTCTGTGTAGGTGTTCCACATGGTATTGGAGCCGTGGTATATGTACGCGCCCAGCTCATTCGCCGCCCAACGGAAAAGTCCGGAGCAGTCTGCCACGCGCTTCCCGACCCATTGCTGACCATGCTGGACTGTCATCTCACGGGTGGCGGAATCCTGCTCTTTCTGCGTCCAGATACCGCCGGATTCGCCCCAGATGTAGCCCCAGCGCTCGTCACGGGCTTGTCGGAACAGGCGGCAAAGGTCTGATGCCTTGATGGTCATTTAGACCACCTCCCACCCTGCCGGATACTGCTCCGGGGTGTACACGTTCGCGTCGATCAGGGACTTGTACAGCACATCGCCCCACCAGCCGTGCTCGTCCTTGCTGAACGCCGTGCCAGCCGTGATGGTCTCCGGGATGATTCGGTAGCCCTGCTTGTAGGCGATGTCCTCCCACAGGGTCGGGGCGTTGTCCGGGTTGTTCTGCTCCGTGTCCCACAGGTCGGAGGCGGCGCGCTTGATCGTGCCGTGCCAGTTGATGCGCGTGCCAGCGCGGACGAGGGAGCCGTCCTGCTTGAGGGCCGGGAAAAGCTCTGCCGCGTTGCTGGCGGACGCATCATCAAGGGAGGCCGATGCCTGTACGATGTAGGGGCGCAGCTTCCGCGCCTTGTTGATGTACTCGCTCATTTATTCCGCCTCCCCCACAAGGATGTCGTATGCCTTGGCCTTCGCTTCAACCTCGGACAGGTCGGTGACTTCCTCCGGCATGACCTCGCCCTCGGTGTAGACCCTGCCGGAATCCAACGGGTCGATGGCCTCGGAGTAGGAAACGCCGTCACGCACCACGAAACGGTTGGAGTCGCTGTAGGTGCGGATGAAGTCACGGTTTCGGATGGTTACTCGCTCGGTGATAATCATGGTCGCACCTCCTTAATATGCCTTGATGTAGTCAGCGTAGGTTGCCCAGTTGGTCGCCGCAATCCACTCGTCGTAGAGGGCCGCAGGGACACGGATTTCGCAGTCGGCGGGGATGCCGGTGAATGCGTTTGTATTTGCCAGCGACGGTACTGCTGTGTGAGCTGTGAAATCGTAGAAAGCAACGCCATTGCAACCGTAGAAAGACCTCGCTTCGATAGAGATGACTTGCGCTGGGACGATCACGGATGCAAAACTGGAGCAGGAAGAGAAAACTGAGTTTCGATATGATGTAACGCCTCTCTCTGGATAAGACACGAAAGACAAGCCGTAACAATTTGCAAACTGGTTCGACATAGTTGCCATTACAGTTTCTCCGGTCGGAACTGTAATATATTTCAGCCCAGTGCATCCGTAGAAAGTATATGCTCCTTGCAAAACAACATTGGCGGGGATCGATACGGATGCGAGGCTGATACAGCTATGGAAAGCAACGCCTTCAAGTTGAACATTTGCGCCTATTTCAGCTTTACGGACTGCATAAAGGTAATTTTTATTGCGGTTGTCCGAACTTTCTGAGTGCCGCAAAACACAGGAACCACCTGTGCCTGTCATACCAAGAAGTCCCATCTCGCCATCCACCGTCAACCGGATAACGTAATCACCCGGCGCGGCGTATGCATGTTCCGGTGTCCACTTGGTCGTGCTTATATCCGTACCCGTCAGCACATTCGGCTCCGTCCCATCGCCCCAGTCCACCGTTACCGTGCCATTCACACCCACGCCCAGCATGGGGCTGGTGCGGCCTTCCTGCAAGGTGATATACAGGCGGGTCGTGCCGTCATCGGTGGTGTACATCGCACCGATATTCATGGCGCGGGTCAGGCCCTTCACGCCCTCCAGCGACCAGTTCCAGCCCTGAAACACAAGCCCGGGATGCTCCGGGCCAGCAGGGAGTTCGGACAGGGCTTGCGCTTCTGCTACCGTGTAGGCATGAACGCAAGTGCCGTCGTAGTCGTAGAAGTTGACCTCCTTGGGACTGACACCAGCAGACCCGCCGCCCGAGCCGGAGGAGCCCCCGCCACTACCGAACAGCGTTGCCATGATCAAGTCTTTTCCGACCATCTCATCACCCCCTGAACTTCGTCCACACGCCCGACGGACTCAGCATGTACCCCACGCTCAGGTCGGCGGTGTAGGCGAAGGAACCGGGCGCAGGCTTGACGGTCTTTTTGCCGTCGCTCACGACCTCGCCCATGCCGGTGATGTCGGATTCCGCATCCGCCAGGATGGTGCATTCGACCTCCGGGGGAATCTTGCTGCGCACGATCTTGGGCTCAATGATTTTCAGTGCCATAGGTTATCCACTCCTTTTTGTTCGTTGGGTAAGCCACGAAAAAAGCGCCCTGCCGCAATGGCAAAGCGCTTATGTATGTTGTTGTTTATGCGGGGGAGAATTTGCATCTCCCATGACAAGACACTCCCGTCCTAACCGTGCCCTGCGCGGTCAGCTATTTCGCTGTGGTTACGCGCCGATGGAGTCGAACCATTAGGCCTGTCTATCTGCAAATAGCGTCTACCTATTCCGCCACCGCATAATATCATCCTCTGTCTTATTCGGGTTGGTAGAAGTCGCACTTCTCGCCCTTCCAGAGCACGCCCGGGGGCTTGTCGCTGTAGACCGAGCAGGTGCCGTACTTGTACCGTTCCACCTTTTCACCCATCACTTCGATGGGCCTGAGACGGTGCTTGCACGTCCGGCAGGGGATGTCGTTCCCAGGCTCCGTCGTGCGGATGATCTCATCCTTCTCCATTGCGTGGCCTCCTCCGTTCAGAATGTCATATTATACCACGTTTTGAGCGCCCACGCAACACCTTATTGACCGACAACATCCACGTCAACAAAGAGCTTGTGGCCCACCTTCTCGACCTTGGTGATCTTGTAGCTTGTGCCGCGCTGCAGGATGACCTCGAACTCATAGCCGAAGCCGCTCTGCCCGGACTTGCCGTCCCAACTCGGGGACTTCGCACCGTGTCCGTATGCGGAGAATGGTTCTGCATAGATCATCTTGGTGCCCTTGGGCGCGTAGATGTTAAGGATCAGACGGCCACCGAATCCGCTGCCCTTCGCTGCTGCCGCGGATGTGAATGCCTCATCCTTCACGACCTTGCCCACAAGCATCTGTTTGAGCTCTGCCTCGGATGCATCAAGCATCTTCTGCGGGATGCCCAGGAAGCCAGCCGCGCCGGGGTCGCTTTCCACGCCGCGTTGCAGCCAGATGTCGAAGTTGTACTTGCTCTTGTTGATGAGGTCGGTCATGTGCTGGATCGCCGCGCCGCTGCCCTCATAGTCGAGGTCAACCTTGCCAACACCCTTGAAGAAGCTGTTGCTCCAGCCGCCCGCATAGCCGCGCAGAGGGCGGTTGAAGGGGCCGCTGCCCGACGTGTACTTGTAGACCGCCTGACGCTCTGCAAGCGGCGCAGAGGCCCACAGCGTGCCGGTATCGGGGCGCAGCACCTTGTCTGCGCGGGGCTTCGCATCGTTGCCCGTAAACCAGTATGCCTTATCCTTGCGAGCCTTGGAGAACTTGTCATCCTCCAGCATGTAGCGCTTGCGCACAGCAGCCAGCTCATCGGTCAGGTCAAGCAGCTTCTTCTCCAGCTTCGCGATCTCTGCCGGATCGCCAACCGTGTCGGACAGCTTTTCGAGGGTGTCCTTGAACAGCTGCTTCTTGTAGTACGGGACGCTTGCATCCATCAGGCCCTTCATGGTCAGCTCGCCGTAGCTATCGACGAACTTCTTGATCGTGTCAACCTCCATATCAGGCGTGATGGTTTGGTACGCCTCAATGAGCTTCTTCTGGTCGAAGTTCTTGACCTTCGTGCCCATGGAGACCTTTTTCTTCTTGGTCAGCCCGGCGATCTTGGCAGTCAGATCGTCGATGTCCTTCTGCATCTTGTCCGGGTCAATGCCGCGAATCTTCATGACTTCCCGGCTTGCCGCCTTGAGCTTCTCCGTCGCATCATCCAGCGCCTTGCCCAGCGTGGTGTACTTATCCTTGGCCAGCAGGTACTTCTTGCCCG